GAGATAATCCCCGCAGAGCAAGTTTCTTGGCTCGAATGGGTGGCAATGATGGCCCTGAGTTCAAGAATGGTGAACCAACGAGACTGCTTCTTTCGCTAAAGGCATGGGGTGCAAACTCCAAAGCTGACGCAAAGGCAAAAGCTAAAGCTATATCCGCAAGGAACAAGGCAAAGGCGAAATGAGAGCATTATCAGTTGGTGTTAGTCCCGCAGCGACAGTAGACACAACAGTCTATACCTGTCCAAAGGGCTATTACGCCAAATTTACTGTAATGTATATACACAATACAGGCGGCTCTACCAAGCATATAACTGTTCAATGGTATGACGCAAGTGCCGATACAACGCTTGATATATTGACTGCATATAACTTTACATCAAAAACCTATCTTCAGTTTGATGGCAATGCCTACATTGTTTTAGAAGAAGATGACAAGTTAAAAATAACTACTGAAGCAGGAAGCACATTCAGTTTTATAGCCACATTTGAACAAGAAGGGTTGGCAAGAGCATGACACTACTAGAACTTGTCAACGATGTGTTGATTCGCTTGCGTGAGCCTGTTGTAACCACTTACAACGAAACCTCATATTCCACTCTAATTGCAAAGTTTGTCAATGACACAAAGCGTCAGGTTGAAGATGCCTTTGGTTGGAATTCTTTAGGGCAGACCATCACTGTGACTACTGTGGCTTCAACCCCATCATATTCACTCACTGGTGCTGGTCAGAAGTTTCAGGTGATGGATGCTATCAACGTAACCAGTAATGTTGGTTTGACTAACATCACATTTGTGGACATGAACCGCAAACAGAGCTTCTTGCCCCTGGTCAACTCAATTCCAACAGAATTTACTTTTGATGGAATAGATGGTTCTTACAACGCCAAAGTAAGTTTGTTTCCAATTCCTGATGGCGTGTACACACTGAAATTTAGTCTGACAATACCCCAGGCAACTTTGGCATCTGATAGCACTGTTGTTCTTGTGCCTGATGTAGTTGTTGCTCAAGGTGCGTATGCAAGGGCATTGGTTGAGCGTGGCGAAGATGGTGGACTGTCTTCATCAGAGGCATACACACTATTTCGATCCATGCTCTCCGACTACATTGCTTTAGAGGCAAATCGGTATCCAGAAAATCAGCAATTTGTATCAACATGAGCCAGCAAATCCAGACCTTTTCTGTATCGGCTCCAGGCTTCTTTGGACTCAATACACAAGACTCTCCGCTTGATTTAGCGGCTGGATACGCTGCGATTGCAACAAACTGCGTGATTGACCAATACGGGCGCATTGGCTCTCGCAAGGGTTGGTCAAGGGTTAACACATCCTCTGGCAACCTTGGTGCAAATAATGTAACAGTCATCCATGAGTTGGTTCAGACTGATGGCACTCTGACTGTTCTGTTTGCTGGAAACAACAAGTTGTTTAAACTGAGTGGCACAAGTGTTGTTGAGTTGACCTATGGGGGGGGAGGTATTGGCCCCACCATTACTGCAAGCAACTGGCATTGTGCTTCTTTGAATGGAATCACATATTTCTTTCAGTCAGGTTATGACCCACTGATCTATGACCCTGCTGTAAGCACCACCACATATAGGCGTGTGAGCGAGAAAAGTGGTTATGTTGCGACTGCTCCCCAGACCAACATTGTTATCTCTGCCTATGGTCGCTTGTGGACTGCTAGTAGCACTTCTGACACTGTAACTGTCTACTTCTCTGACTTGCTGGCAGGGCACATCTGGTCAACAGGAACTGCTGGTTCTTTGGACATTTCACGGGTATGGCCTAATGGGTCTGATGAGATTACAGGATTAGCGGCTCACAATGGGTTCTTGTTTATCTTTGGCAAGCGTCAAGTATTGATTTATGCAAATGCAACTACCCCATCAAGCCTGTCTCTGAGTGACACCATCAGTAACATTGGTTGCATTGCAAGGGACTCCATTGCCAATACAGGCAGTGATGTGGTTTTCTTGTCAAACAGTGGTGTGCGTTCATTGCTCAGAACCATTCAAGAGAAGTCTGCGCCTTTGCGGGACTTGTCTAAGAATGTGCGTGATGACTTGATGATGATTGTGAATGCTGAGACATTGGCAAACATCAAGGCAGTCTACTCAGAGTCAAATGCTTTCTACCTGATTAACTTTCCAACTGCCACCCAGACCTACTGCTTTGACACGAAGGCGGCATTGCAAGATGGTTCTTCACGGGTAACTGTGTGGGATTCCATCACTCCAACTGCTTTCCTTGCTAAACGCAATGGAGACTTGTTGATTGGCAAGAATGGCTATGTGGGTAAGTATGGAACCTATCTTGACCATGCAAGCACATACCGATTGCAGTATTTCACCACCTATGCTGACCTGGGTGCGCCCAATGTCACATCCATCCTGAAGCGCATTGCTGTGGTGGTGATTGGTGGTTCAAGCCAAGGATTCATCATCAAGTGGGGATATGACTTCACAGGTCAGTATTACGCCACCACATTGCAAATTCCTCAGTCTACTGTTGCTGAATATGGTACTGCTGAGTATGGGGCGAATGGTGTTCCTGTTGCCTACTACTCAGATGGTATTTCTTTGCAGACTTTGGTTGGTCAAACATCAGGTTCTGGCAAGACTGTGCAGACGGGTTATGAAGTGCAGATCAATGGGTATCCTGTGAGCATTCAAAAGATTGAGATACAAGCCAAGAACGGCAAACTGGTTTAAGGAAGAAACATGGCAAATTACACCAAAACCACCAACTTTGCGGCTAAAGATGCTTTGTCGCCAGGGAATGCAAGCAAGGTTGTTAAGGGAACTGAGATTGATACTGAGTTCACCAACATTTCCACTGCCATTGCAACCAAGGCAGATGGAACTTTCACAAACTTCAGCTTTGTTGAGAGTGGGTCTAATCTGCTTATTCGTCACTCAGGAACAGATGTGATGAAGATTGACAGTTCAGGCAACCTGACTGTGTTGGGCAACATTGTGGCTAACGGCACTGTCTAATGAACGCAGTACAAAACAATCTCAATGTAACTTGCAAGTGCTTGCAGGTTCTTTTGGCATTGGGGGTGTGACATGGCATTATCTGAAGACGCACTCGATACTTTACAAAGATACTTTCCAGATGATCTTGGAACTGTAAAACAATTATCTTCAATACCTGGGTTTGACGATGAAATTGAACAAGGATTAAATTTAATTAGAAGGCAATCTGATGCTGAAAGTTTTGGCCCTGCGGTAAGTGATCTTCTTAAACAAAACATAAAAGAAGCGTCAACTAATCCAACAGAGTATGTGTTAACGGCTATGCGTAGTGGTGTGCGTAGCGCAGTTAATCAAGCTGACCCTGTTTTATTGACCAAACAAATTGATTACCTAAAGCAAAACAATGTTCCTTTAGACATAATTCGTACTAGATATACAGAACATGCAACCAAACAAGCAGCGTTTGACGCTAGAAATGTTGAGTTAAAAGCGCAACAAGGTGGTGGCTTTTTTGGTGGACTTAGTAATTTTTTGTCTAGTAATGATCCTTTTACAGCGATTAGCAAAGGTCTTGCTCAAGTAGACAAAGATTTAAGTCTCTCTCAAAACGCACCAGTGATTGCTGCAATTGCATTGAGTGTTGCGGCTCCAGGCGTTGGTTCAGCTATTGGTCAACAGATGATAACTGCTGGACTGCTTCCAGCGGCAACATCTGCGGCTGTAGCTACGGCAGTCGGAACTGGTATAGCAAATGCCGCATTGCAAGTTGCACAAGGAAAGTCTCCAGAAGAGGCATTGAAAGCTGGTGTTATTGGCGCTGCTGGTGGCGCTGTTGGGAATTATCTTGGTGGTGATCCTGGCGCAGTAAAAAACTTTATTACCAGCACATCAACCAATCTTTTGGCAGGTAAAAATCCAGAAGATGCCGTTAAATCTGCAATTATCAATGCTGGTGCTGGTCTTGCTGGTGGCACTGCTGCTGGTGCAACTGGGTCTGCTGTTGCAGGACAAGTAGCCGCAGGAACAACTGCTGGATTGCTTTCTGGTCAAACTGGTGAGCAAGCATTGATTCGTGGTGTTGGCAACATAAACGCTGCTTCACTTTTTCCAGGTTCTGCTGCAACAGTTCCCACTGAACAACAGGCTCTTGCTGGACAACAAGATTTGCAGAATCAGTTGGCTCCTTTTGAGGTAGACACAACTGCATCATCATTTGACACAAAAGACATTATTGACGATGGTTCTGGATTCACACCACCCACACCAACACCACAAACACCGATTACTGGAAATACTGGAGGAAATATGGCAACCTATGATGATGAGATGAATGCTCCTGCTATTGAGCTAGAGGACACCACTCCTTTTAACTACACTCCTGAAGAACAGCAGATCATTTATCAGTTGGCGCAAGAAGCTGGTGGCACTCAAAACATCAATGATGCTTACGCTGCTCTTACTCAAGCCGCACAGCAAACAGCAAATCAATCTGGGCTAACAGTTGGAAATGTATTGAAGTTTTTTCAATCTAATCCAAATGTTACAAAAGGATTGGTTACTGCTGGCGTAAGTGCTGCTGGTGGTTTATTGACCAATCAAGCCAATGTAGAGGCTGCACGAATCTCTGCTCAAGCAATGAGAGATGCTGCGGCAACAGCGGCAGAGGCTCAGAAGTTTCGTCCTGTTGGCGTTACCACTCGCTTTGGTGCATCACAGTTTGGGTTTGATCCTACAACTGGTCAATTGACAAGTGCTGGTTATCAGTTAACACCAGAACTCAAGGCGATGCAAGACCGCATCATGGCTTTGTCTGGTCAAGGTTTGACTGAGGCAGAACAGGCGGCTGGTCGGTATGCTCCTTTGACTGCTGGCGCACAAGGCTTGTTTGGCCTTGGTCAACAGTATTTGGCTCAGTCTCCTGAACAAGTTGCCGCTGACTACATGGCAAGACAACAAAACTTGTTGGCTCCTAGCCGTGAGCGTCAATTGGCTCAACTGCAAAATCAGTTGTTCCAAACTGGTCGTGGTGGCTTGTCTGTTGGTGGCACTGGTATGCGCCCAGGTGGTGGTGAAGGTCTACGGGCGGCATCTCCTGAGATGGAAGCCTATTACAACGCTTTGGCCCAACAAGATGCGGCATTGGCGGCACAGGCAACTCAAGCTGGTCAACAACAGGTTCAGTTTGGCGCTGGTTTGCTAGGCTCTGGTGCTGGTTTGCTAGGAAGCTACACGCAAGGCTTAACGGGTGCTTATGCGCCATTCAGCACTGGTGTTGGCGTAGGTTCATCACTAGAATCGTTGGGTCAAGCGCCTTTGGATATTGGCGCACAGTTGGGTGGTAGGTCTGCCCAGGCTGGTGCTAATGTTGGACAAACATTGTTTTCAGGTGGACTCTCTGCGGCTAAAACAACTCAGGCAGCATCAGGGTTTAGTCCTTTGGGAACCGCTTTAACGGGTTTTTCAAATAGTCCTGAAGCACAACAAGCATTGCTTGGAATGTTTACTGGTGGCACAGAATATGGAACTGACACTCGTAGATACAACAGAGACACAAATTTCTAAGGAATAATCATGGCATCAGAAATTGTTGGAAGTTTGTTCGGGGTAACTCCTGAGTTGTATCAAGAGCAACGTGACTTGATGCGTCAAAAGCAAGCAATGGCATTTGCTCAACAAGACCCACGGGCACAAGCTACCTATGGGTTATATCGTGCTGGTCAACAGGCAGGTCAAGCCTTGGGCGGATTGATGGGCGCTGAAGACCCTCAGATGCGTCTGATTAGCCAACGCAATGCCTTGGCAAAGCAGATTGACATGAATGACCCTGAGTCCATTATGCGTGGCGCACAGATGGCGGCACAGTCTGGTGACACAGTTGCCGCAAGCACATTGGCTAACTATGCTCGTAAAGCCGCTAGTGATTTAGCTTTGATTCAGCAAAGACTGCGTGAGAGACAGGGCGTTGACCCAATCCAGCAGTTGATACGGGCTGGCAAACACACTCCGCAGAGCATTGATTTATATGCAAAAAGTGGAAACATTAAAGACCTAGAACTTATTGAAAAGCCAGCAAAAGGGCCAACTCCAACAGAGATTGAGAGATTACAGTTATATCGTCAACAATTGATTGATAACAAAGCTCCTGCATCTCAAATAGCAGAAGTTGATGCTTTTATCAAAGGTTCATCTTCTCCTAGAGGCACAGTTGTTCAAAACATCATGCCTGACTTTCCTGGGGACAAGAAATTTGCTGACATTCCAGCGTTTAGGTTAAGTGTGCAAAAGACTGTTGAGCCAATGTCAAAGGTTGTATTTGCCACAGACAATGCATTGACCAACATAAATGACTCAATTAAAACAAATAACTTTGCTTCTTTTAGGGCGGCACAGGTGCAATTCGCTAGGGCAATTGCTGGTTCTGGTGATTTAAGCCAAAAAGAGTTGTTGGCAGCGGGTGCTGATCCTGCAATCTTGGGTGGGACAGCAGACTATATTTCTAGACTGTTTAGTTCAACACCAACCATAGACACGCAGAATAAAATAAAAAGCACTTTAGAAGCAATTAGGACTGTTTCGGTTAACAAGGCAAATGAAGAAATTGATCGTCAACGCAAAATTGCCTTGAGAAACAAGAATTACAACCCTCAAGATGTTGAAACAGCATTAGATTTTCCTGAGTTTAGAAAACCAATGGTTGGAACTGGGCCGTATTCTGATGCAGAAAAAGAGCAGCGGTATCAAGAATACAAGCGCAAACAATCTGGAGTAAATAAATGACTGAACAAGAAGAGTTTGAGTTTCGTTTGCGCCTGGAAAGCGAACAGGCTGCTCCAATTGAACCAACTGCGCCTAGTTCTGAAGGCTACTTAGCAGAAGCCGCAAGACAGGGCTTTGCTGGCACTGTTGGCGCACTTACTGGTGCTGCCAATGTTATGCGAGAGCAAGTCTTAAGACCAACTGGTGGTCAATTAACTCGCAGAAACCCAATGGCTCCATTTGTTGCACCACCTGGGGCACAAGAGCAAAACCAAGCTGTTTTAGAGGCATATCGTGCTGGTCGTGAGCCTGTATATACAGGACTGATGGAATCAATGGGTTCCACTG